GGGCAGCAGACCTAGCTATTAACTAGATCTGACGTCTGTACCCACCGAGGCTTTATGATAAGCTTCGGTCTCTGCGGGACACCCCCCTTCCAGGCATGGAAGGGTGATGGCCTTTCAATAAAGTATTGAAAAAGCGCAGAGTCGTCTTCGATCGGCAGTCTAGACTGGGAAGATATTATCGTCCCAGCCCGGACTTCATACCTCTGTAGGTCCTTGTTCCACCGCGCTAAGAAACGCGATAGACTAGGCCTTGCAAAGGACTTCAGACCGAAGGCCCCAGAATCCATACTTACAGTTGGCACAAGGCCATCTGGTATGGTCGAGGCGATACCCCGTGCAGCATGCCACAAACCTTTCTTTCGAAAGTTATTGTGTTGCTCCACGACGCTCGCCAAGGACTCTGGGTTGTTGTCGTAAGCAGACCGCCAATAGGCTGGAGTCACATCGACTCCCCTAAAGGCATCAACGCCGCAACTCTCTCTGAACTGTCCAGTCCAGAAAGACTTGCTTAAGTTGACCTTGAAATGCAGTAATTCAAGAGCTGCGAACAACAACTCCCGACTGTCAGAAGGGACGATTATATCGTCCCCAAAGACGGCCACGTCCCGAGCCAAGAGCCTCACATTCGTTGGTCCTGCTTGCAACTTTCGCTTAGTAGCGATAGCCGCGAGGCAGATCCCGAAGAATATGAGTGATTGGACCGGAAACGTGCAGGCGCTACCCATGGTTGAGAACTTTCTCAACCTGATCAAGGGGTCTGCTTCTTTGCAGATTCCTTGTTCAAGGAAGCGGGTGCGTGTCGCTTGAAGGGCCATAACCAACGGCGGATTGCCGTTGAAGTACTGCCCGACGAGGTGACAGGTGACTCGATCGCTGGCTGCCGATAAATCGACAGTTGCGAGGGAGCCATCTCTGGATCCGCGACGACAGAGATCTTGATTCCTGGATTGGTCCTTAAATAGGACACAACCGCCGATCCAAGACTCTCGACTTCGTTCGCAGAAGTAGTGCCACAGATTCTGCTGGCACCACTGATGTTCACTTGGCTCTGCGGCAATAAGCCGAGGCTTAGTGAAGGTCTTCCAGACGCTGATGAGTCTACTGGCCGGATCGGTTGATCCGACTTTGGAGTCAGCAGCACTATCAGCCCAACTTGCGTAATTGTGGAAACCACAATCAGCAATAGGGTACACGCTTTCCAAGCGGTGTGACCAGTTCGTCCAACAGAACTTGTTGTAGAACCGGCCACGTCGTTCGGAGACAGCACCTGGACCATGTCTGAACCTCCATTCTTGGAACCTATATGGCCCCAGAGTCGAGGTGATGAGTCTAGACACTTTGTCTAGGTTCACCAAGAAGGTCAGGAGTTCCTCTCTTTTAGAGGGGTCCTCCTCAGCTTCGACGCGGCTGAGATAGAGCGGAGAGTACTGGAATCCAGTATATTCTCGCTCGAACTC